CGATCTCCCACGGCGACGCGGGCGAGCAGTTGGCGCTGATCCGTCGCTCGAAGTTCGCGAGGTATTCGGTGAATCCCTGCGCGATCTGCTGGACGTCGTCTGGAGGCAACCAGGCCGGTGAGTCAGTGGCAACCAGGCGATCTCCGATGTCCAGCGCCAGCACGTCAAACGTGAGGTTCGTCGTGGCCAGGAACGACGGACTGGTCAGATCGAATCCGATCACGGGATACCGGGCTTCGTCGATCGTCCCGAGGTGCAACCTCCACCCGGCCTGGTCGGGCAACTGCGAGTCCTCGTACAGCGAGACCGACGTCGCCTCGTCGTAGACCCCAACTCCATCCGGGGGCTGCTGCGTGGATAGGGCTGAGGTCTCGTCCACGGCGCGGTAACTGGAGCCACCGATGCGAGTCAGGGTGATGTCGTTGATGGTGTTCTGATCGTCATCGATCGGCTCGAACGATGACAGGTGCGACGACGAGTAGGAGGCCGTGACGACCGCGCCCTGGTTGTTGAGCGTCTTCCGTGGTCGGTAGACGAGTCCGTACTGATCTCGCGGCTCGTAGAGGATTCCGAGGTCGGCGTCGGCTGCTTCTTGGAGGAGGTCGACAGCCGTGTTGATCCTCTGCGGCCCCATCCGCGCCGTGTCGGCCATGTTCCCGGTGGGGAAGAGCGGGATCGAGTTTTCACTACACAAGCGGGTTATCCGGGTTCCGGCAGCCTCACCGATCCAGGCGCGCAGCGCGCCGCCGATGGTGCCCCCGATCGCTGGCGAGGAATTGGCCACTGAGAAGTGACCCATCACCACGTCGTCCATCTGCTTCTTTGGATTGATGACGAGTCGCGTCGCGCGCCCGGCTTGTGCCGCAGCCACGTTATCGACAGTGGACAGTGTGATGACTTCAGTGGCCGCATTAATTGTCTGGATGGTTGTGTCAACCCCGGTTCCGTTGTCGGAGATCATCATGACGACGTAGCATGGCCTACCGTCTACGGCGAAAGCCCCGCCCGTGCCGAGGTAGAGCAGGGCGCCGTCCGCTCCATAGGTGTCTAGGTAAAGATCCCCGCCGGTCCCGTAGACGAGGTCGAAAGTGCGCGCGGTTCCGGTTGTCCCCAGGCTGGCGATGGTCGTCCCGTTGGTGATTCCAGCGGCGGGGATCGACAAGTACATGCGGACTTGAATGCTGTCGGTCGACGTATGCACGCCGATGTTTCCGGCGAGCGAGGCGAAGTTCAATGTCGGGAGCGGTAGCGATGACAACAGGTCGGAGTTGGCGGCCAGCGCTGGGGTTCCGCTGATAATCATTGGAGAACCGTTGGGGTACGCAGACCCGATCGACTCTGCTAGTTCGCCGTCCTCAGCAGGCCAGTAGGCGACGTTGATCGTCTCGGCCGAGATAGATCGCTTCAGGCTTGATGGGACTGGGGTCTGCCCCTGGCCGAGCCTGCGCAGGATGCCAGAGCCTTCGATCTCGGCGTAGACATCTGAGCCCGACCGGTCCCACTTCTGCGGCCACGCAGACACTTCGCCTCGGAACCGGAAGTCACGCTTCGTCAGCGTCGTGCCGACGACGGTCCAGGTCTTCCCGGTCGAGTCCGCGAACGACGAAACACCCTCCGCCTGGGCGGTGAAATCAGGGTTGGCGACGATGGTCCCACCGATGCTGCTGCGGACCTCCGCAGCGTAGATCTTCCCGCGCGTTGCGGTTCCGAAGGCTGGCCCGCCGGAGGTGCGTGGCCCGACGTAGAGCAGCGCGGTCGACACGAACAGCGTCGTGGTCCCAGCGGTGATGACGGGGTCGCCGAGTTGAATCCACGTCCCAGAGATGGTGTCGGAGTAGTAGAACGTCGCCGTGTTCCCGGCCGCACCGTTGTTCCCGTCGAGCGTCGCGCGGACAGCCTGGCGTCCGTACAGCGTCGGAAGCGGTTGCGTCGAAACGACATCCACCGTCGTCACCGTGCCCGCTACGGAAGTGAACATCCGCAGGTAGCCGCCGGAACTGACGGCCATACCGTAACTGCGCTGGTTACCAGTCGTTGTCCACTTGCTGACAAGTTCCATCGTGTCGTGCCACGTATCCAAGTCGGCCTCGAACCTCAGATCGACGTCCGGGGTGATGTCGAGCGCTGCGACGTCCGGCGTCGAGGCGCAGAAGTCCCCGATGTCGCCAGTGTCCAGGTCGATGTAGAGCCACGCCTTGTCGGACGCGATCGACGTGCGGATCGGCGTGTTCCGTCCGATGGTGCCATAGTAGGCGCCGAGCGGGTTTCTGGGTGAGTAGTTGCCACTGCGGTTGTCGAAAACAAGGGTGCATGATGACGGCGACACCCTGCGGCTTTCATCAGCACGACCGCGCTTGATGTTGATGCCTGGATCGCGCCGGACGTCGCCGGAGACGTCAGTCCAGACGCCATCCAGTTCCAGTTCCGTTTTGATGTCCTGAATGGTCTGCGGGAATGTCATCTACCAAGCACCGCCTGTACGTCGCCGCCCTGGTGCCGGATCTCCGCACGCAGGTTCTTCAGGAGGTCGGACCCGTCGAGCCGGATCAGGAGCGTGCCGCCCTGGGCGCCGCCGCTGCCGACCATGCGCCGTGAGTCGGGGCTGGATCGGACGCGAGTGCCGGGCGGCAGGCTGAGGAGTTCTGGCCCCTGCTCGCCGACCATGGTCATACCAGATCGACCGCCGCCCGACGCCGCCTGACCGACAACGCCGCCATGGGCGAAGCCGGGGATGGCTCCCTTGATGCTGCTGCCGATCCGGCTGGGGATCGAGCGAGCGAAGTCGAGCAGACCGCCGAGCCACGACCTGACCGCGTTGACGGCGTTGCGCACCGGGTTGGTGATGACGCCGTATAGCGTCGAGAACCCGCTACTGATACGACCGGGGACCGATCGGGCGTACGAGACGATCGACGACAGAGCGGCCTTGGCCACGCGCAGGAAGTTGCGGAACTTGTCCCCGGCGCCGGAGAGCGCTCCGGAGATGGAGGAGAACGCGGCCCGCAGCCCGTCCCACATGATCCCGGCAGCGGTCTTCACTGCCTTGAATGCTGCGTCGACGACGGCTCGGAAGGTGTCGGACTTCTTATACGCCAGGATCAGTCCGCCAACAAGCAACGTGATTGCGGTGATGACCAAACCAATCGGGTTCATCCGCATTACCGCGTTCAGGACGCCCTGGACAACAGCCCACGCCTTCGTTGCCGCCGTCACCGCCGCCGTGCGGATGCGCGCCACGTTCATCACGCTGGACATCTGACCAGCGGCCATCGCCGCCAGGCCAATCGCTGGGGCCAACTCCTGGAACTTCTGCGAAGCCTGCTGGACGAACGTCGGGTTTAGTTCCCTGTTCGCGGCATTGAGATCCAACTGGGCCTGGGTCGCGTCGACCTGGGCCTGCTTCATGTCGGCCGTCGCCTGGGCGCTGTCGTACTCAGCCTGGGTCAGATCGGCCTGTGCCTGCTTCGCTTCCTGGCTATTCTTGCCGAATTCCTTGACGGCAGCGGCGTAATCGGTCTTCGCCTGCGAGGCATCCAGTGTCGCCTGGTTGGCGTCGATGGTGGCCTGCTTCAGGTCGAGTTCGGCCTGCTTCTGGTCGACCAGGGCCTGGGCCACGTCGTTCTGAGCCTGGGCGCGCGCGGCAGCCTTGTTGGCCCCAGACTGCTGGATCGCGTCGAGAGAGTCAAGTGCCGAGGAGGCAGACTCGATCGCGGAGTTCATTCCAGTAGCAGCCTGGCCGATCCCACGGAAACCGCGCGAGGCGGCGTCCTGGACACGAACGACGATGCTGATCTCATTCGCCATCGTCCTGCGCCGTCCCTTCGTCGTAGACCTTCAACATGCGGATCACGCTGGCGTCCATCTCCTCAACCTGCTGAGGCAAGCAGTGGAACCTGTCGCAGAGACCGAGGATCAGTTCCGCTTCGATCAACTCGCTGGGCTTGGTGACAGCGGTTCCATCAGATCGGAAAGCGCCGGGATGGTCCCTCCAAGCCCTGAGCCTTTTCCCAGTTCGGGATCGGGGCCACCGATCGCGGCAAGCCACTCGTTGACGATGCCGAAGAACTCGCTGTCGTCGAGCGACTGGACGCCTTCGAGCGTCGCTGGCACTTCGGAGCCGTCCTCGTTCAGCACGTCCCACGAGATCAGCGCATCCGCGAACATCTCACGGACCTCGTCGATCGCTTCGAGCAGATCATTCAGTTCGGCCAGTTTCTCGGCGTCCGAACCAGCCTGTTCGATCTGGGCAACATCGCCCAAGCGCAAGCCGAAGGCGGCGAACTCCCTGACGGAGAGCCCCTTCGTCACCACCGTCAGCCCGGCCAGTGGGTGCGGATCTTCAAAAGACACACGGAATACCTTCGGCTTGCGCTTGTAGGCCACGGCTCGGTCCCCTTACGTCCAGGTCGGAACGGTGCCGCTTTGCAACACAGCGGGCACCTTCCAGGTCAGCGATCCATCGTCTCCGCGCGTGAGCGGGTAGTCGGTGAGGAGCACCTCGTTGGTGAGCGTCTGGCCGGAGACTACGATGGTCAGCGTCCGGGTGTTCGCGAGGGTCTTGAAGACGTCGTGGGAGAAGTCGGTCGCGTCGTTAAACACTCCCTCAATGTCACACGAGAAGTCGGCCAGGAGGTGGAGCCGCTCGATGGCGCTCTTGTCCAGGCCGGTGACATCCTGCACGGCGCGCGGCATCTGCCACGAGGCGCTGGTGATGTCGTTGACGATGGCCTTCAACGTTCCGGCGGAGTTGTCCACCGAAAACGTCGTCCAGCCCAACCCATTCTCTTTTGCGATGGTGCTCACCCCTTGAGGTAGTCGATTGCTTTTCGTAGCAAGTCGACGTCGTCATTCAACAGACCGATTGATCTGTTGCACTTCTGACACAACAGGCCCCTAATGCGGCCCGTCGCGTGGTCGTGGTCGACAGCCAGCCGGAACTGAGTGCCAGTCCGGCCGTGCTCCGCAGGTTCTTCGAGCCCGCAGATTGCGCAGACGCCGCTCTGCGCGACGAGCATCTCCTGGTAACGCTCGGGCGTGATCCCGTAGACAGACTTCATGTTGTGCGCGTGACGGCTGTCCTTCGCGCGCTCCTTGTTGTCCTGGAACCACTTCCGAGCCGCAGTCGCCTGACATGCCTTGCAGCGCGACTTGCGCACCGGCTTCTGCTGTTTCGTGCCGTTCCTCGCGAGACTGAAATCCTCGATCGGCTTCGTCTCGCCACACCCAGTGCATGTCTTGGTCATGGCTAGAGTCTAGCATAGTTCTAGCCATTACTGCTCCCTGATGTGATCGAGGTGTGACGAGAACTCGCCTACCCAGTCTTCCGGTCGAGCGATGCGCTGTACCGGACCCGCACCCTGGCGAGCCAGGTACAGCGCGGGCTTTCCGATGTCGACAGTGTGTGCCCGGAAGCACTGCTGACCGGCCTCGAAAGTGTAGAGAGCCGAGCCCCGTCCGGGGCTCGTGGTGTACCGGCGACCGGACTGCTTGATGAGCGCCACCTGGCGGTCGCCGAGTGGCGTGCCCTCCATGATGCGCATCTGCCAGCCGTCGCGCAGGTACTTGCAGTCCACCTCGTCACAGCGAGCCGGACGGCGGTGGGTTCCAGCAGGTTTCGCCACACCGAACCGCGTGGTGAGCCTCGGGTCCATCAGAACACCACCCCAGCCTCTTCGTTCTTCACGAAGTTGACGGCGAACACGGCGTTGCTGAATGTGCCGGTCGTGATGGCCCGGACGTAACGCCGGACCGCCGTGGTGTTCGGAATTGAGATCCGCTGGGTGCCGATCGCCGTCGCAGCGGTGAACGCCATCGGGGCGGCGATGGCTGCGAACGTCGAGTTGTCGGCGCTGTCCTGGAGCGTCACCGTGACCGATGTGCCGGTGAACGCGAACACATGCAGGTACGCCTGGGCGCCGAACGACGCTGACGCGAGTGTGTCGACGCCGGTCGCCGGGCTGGTCGCCGTGGTGTCGGTGCGCGGCCCGGCGGTGAGCATCCGGCCCCACTCGGCTCCGTAGCCGTTGCCCTGCACGCTGGCCTTGAATGTGAACCCGCCGTCGTCCTCGCGGTTACCGTCGTAGTTGATCTGCTTGGCCACGCACGAGCACGCCGGGTTACCCAGGGTTGTCCCACGGAAGTACGAACACGTAACGTCAGCCGTCGGCAGCGCCTTCAGCACCGGGAACGCCTGGGCGGCGGCCGGATTGAAGTAGGAGGTGAAGTCGAAGCCACCGTCCTTGATGCTATGGAGGCGCTCGATGGCGCTCTTGTCGATCCCCGTGACGGCCAGGGTGCCACGGCTGATCGCTATGCTTTCCAGAGACGCGATATCCCCGCTGAAGTTGTAGCCACCGACGTAGAAGTTGTCACCGAGGCCGCTCTGCTTGGTCATGGTGTCTGGCTCCAGACGTCGTTCATTGACAGCGGGAGCGTCACGGTGACGACCCGGTAGATCCTCTTGTCCTGCTCGACGTACCCGGCCTGGGCGTTCAGGCCCACGCCGTTCATGCCGAAGATGTCGACCTCCCGAACCAGCCCGCCCAGTTCGTAGTCGCCGTTGAACGCCACCATCAGCGCGTCCAGGGCCAGCGTGAGGTTCTGGTCGATCATGTCCTGCGGCTCAGCCAGCATCGATGTGAACAGCCGCAGGTTGAACACGAGGCAGACCGAGGTGGAGTTCAGGCCGGACTTGCGTACCGGAACGACGCGGTCGACCCAGACGGCGCAGGTGATCCCGTTGCCGGGGGCGGCCTTCGGCTCGTGCGTGTTGACCCGGTCGAACATGCCGAGGCGCAGTGCGTGGCTGGCAACGGCGTCAGTGACGGCGGCGATGTTGAGGCTCACAGCGTCTTCACCGCCTGCGCGATGGACTGCTCAGCGATCTGCTCAGCCTTCTTGTCCATCTTCGTCAGCACCTGCCGGAACGTTCGGTATCCCTTGAACCGGCTGGAGTTGTTGCGGCTCGACGTACCTTCCAGCCACGGCCCGTAGACGATGCCGCCGTCCGAGATCACCAGGCTGTTCGACTGGTTGCTGACCTGGACTCGAGATTCGTACCGACCGGTAGGATTCTGGAGGACCATGTTGAGGCGCTTGCGGACCTCGTCGTAAGCCTCCTGGGCCACATCTTTCCCGGAGTCCTCGACCGCGTCGGCCACCCTGCTGGCGGCCTTGTCCCACTTCGGCTCGCCCTTCACCTTGATGCCCATGACACGCTCCGCATCCGTGCCTTGCGCCCGAGTTCGGCGTACGCCTGCCTGCGGAGAGCGTCCAGGCCGACACCCGGCTGACTGGCCCGGTTGTCGCTGGAGCCAGTCTCGCGGCTGTAGCCGCCGGACTCCTGGAGCAGGATGTTCAGAGCCTCGGCGATGGCCAGGCTGTGGACCAATGCTGGAGGCTCCAGGGCGGTCGCTGGCGCGTTGATGAGGTGCGTGGCTGCCGTACTACCCAACTGGCCCCGCAGGACCTCCAGGACGCGGCTGACGTACACCGTGGCGGTGGTGTGGACGGCCAGGACCGAGCCACCCTGAGCGCGCTTCACGGTCAGGGTGTTTCCGGAGATGTCCTCGATCAGCACGCGCTCCGAGTCAATCAGCAGCGGCTCGCCGACATGGAATGGCGAGCCGGTCGCGACGGCCAGCGTGCGGTCCGCGTTGGACGCCGACAACGAGCCCGTCTGAGCGCTCGTCACCCAGGTCCGACCGGTAACGATCAGGCGCTCCGTGTCGATCTTGAGGACGTCGCCGATTCCGACCAGGCTGCCGTCCGAGACGGTGCAGGTGGTCGCTGATGTCGTTGCGATCGCGACGGCCAACGTCCCGGCGTCGCGCTGTGCATCCGAGTGGCCGAACACGCCGGTCACGTCGAGTTCGTCGTCGTCGCCACTGCTGACACCGCCCGCAAAGTCGAGGACGGTGTAGGGCGGGCCGGAGTACGGCTGGAGCGTGTAGTTGCTGCTGGAGATCAGCACACCGTCCGCTTCGATCGCGCTAATGCTGATGGCCTCGTTGTTGTCGAGCCACAGGTGACGCTGGCCGTTGACCTTGAATGTCTTCGTCGCAGCCACGGGGTAGAACGTTCGATGCAGGAGGCTTTCCAAGGAACGGGAACCGGCCTGGATGGCCCGATCGACGGCGGCACTCAAGCGTGACGTCTGATCAAAGGCCAGCGAAGACATGACGTCTTCGCGTGTGCAGTACGCGATGCCCATTCCTTCACCCTCGTTTTATAGGTCAGGCCCCCTCGGGAGCCAGGATCAATATCAAGTTGTAGTGCCCCATGCTACGGGGTCCAGCCGTCGTACGGACAGACCAGACCCCCAAGACCCACGACCAGCGGCTCCCCGTCGTTAGGACAGGCAGAGGGCCTAGCAGCCGCCGCCGCCTTGTCGTCGGCGTCCTGCTCCCTGATGACCGTAAGCAATTGTTCCCACGACATCAGATAGCCACTCCAGCGGCGTTGCGCCATACCGTACCGTCTGAGTACCCGGGGAGGCTGAGCGTGGTGTCGTAGTACGACGCTCCCGCCTTGAAATAGGTAGCGGCCGGACGTGCAGCGGTGGTCGAGCGGAAATCCGTGAGCGTAATGTTGGTGAGCCCCGTCTGAAAGTTGATGGCCGCTGTGCCGGTGTGCACATTCGGACCAACGTGGACGAGATCCACATTTCTCAGGTATGTGAAGTGCGACGACGCGTTACCTACGTTGTTGGCGATCACAATGGTCCCGACCTTCCCCGTAGACGCGGGGGAGAACGCAATAGCGTTGGTTGTGGTCTGGAACTCGTTGTTAGTGATCGCGATCTTGTGCAACTGGCCCGTGGTGCCGTTCAGTTGGCAGTACACCCCGTAGGCCATGTTCTCGATTGAGTTACCGTCGATGACTACCACGCTGGTGTTCACGCCATCAGCGACCAGGAACTGGATCGCGACAGTGAACGCCGTGCCAACCGAGCAGTTGAACTTGTTGCCGATGATCCTAGGGCCACCACCCGAGTACCAGTTGATAGCGGAGTCCGGTGTTGCATTGGTCGGACCAGAGACGAACTCGCATCCCTCGATGATTGGGTCGCCACCATCTGGCAGTGTCACGTCCGCGATTTGCAGTCCCCGATACACCGGGTCCGCCACGAAACACTTCGCGAACGACCACATCATCCCGTTGATGATGTTCACGTTGATGTAAAAACCAACGAAATCGCATCTGTAATAGAGGGTATTCGTACCATGGGTGGCTACTTCGATAGCGGACCCGGCTGTAGGCGTGGTGGACGCTGTGTTGTGGAATGACAGATTCGAAAACGAACAACCGTCGGCGTTGACTGTGATTGCGTTACCTGTTGCCGACGCACAGTTAATCAGCGTTCCGGTGTTCAGGTACATGCTGTTGACCGCGACGTTCGGACCACTTGGGCCGGTTCCACGAAGCGAAACCGGATTCGTGAAGTTCACACCGCCACCGGTCAACAGGTACGGACCTGAATCCAGAACGATAGTCCCACCGTTCACACCGAAAGCGTCGTGCGCGGCCTGGAGCGCGGCAGTGTCCGCGGACGCGATACCAGTAGACGGGACGTAGGTACCAACGGCGTCCACGGGTGACAGCACGCTGCTAAGGGGCAGGCCACCGAGTAGCGGCATGACTTCGAACTCTTGCAGGCCTGGAATGATGTGAGCCTGGCTCGCGTCATTCACATACGAGTTAGACCCACCGGAACTACGAGTTGCCTTGGCCATGACTGCCTTCCGCGGTCTCGGGTACCTGGGTGACCCTCGTCGAGGGTCACCCAGGAGACTTACGCCGCTGTTACAACAGCGTTGTCGTCAATCGGGATGTACGTCAGCGTCCACTTGACCGTCCCTGTGGCCGCCGTTCCGGTAGTGACCAGATCAATCGTGCCGATCTGCGCGATATATCCGGGCGCGATCGACCCCAACGACCCGCCACCAGCGTTCTTCACGGCCAGCGCGGCAGCACCCAGGGATAGAGTGGCGCCGACCTCCGCCGACGCTGTGCTTGTAGTGGTGCACCAATCGACATCGGTGCCAGCGGTTGGGTTCCCAGTCACCTTGACGACGTTGGCGGTTGCTGGCATCACAACGACAACTTCACCGATTAGCGAAGTGACGAGCACTTTGCCGCCAGCGACGGTGAAGATAGCCGCCTGAGTCGTTGCGGGCAGAAGCGCTGCTGCCCGCGATACGGAAGTCCCGAGGATGAGCGAACGGGCAGCAGTAGAACTCATGATGTTGGTCATGCGATCACGCTCGCAAGGTTCGCAGGCTTGCGTTGCACATGCAGGTCGCGCAGGATCGCCTGCACGGTCCCTGTTGAAGTAGAGGCGAGTTTCACGTACTTGTACGTGTCGCTGAGTTCAGCAGCCTCGACCTCAATCACCACAACGTCCTGGGACGCCGTGCTGGTCACTGCCGAGTTAGCAGCCAGGGTGTTGAGCACCCACGCTGCGCCCGGTGTGGCCTGCGAGAACCAACGCTCGATGGTGGTCAGAGCCTGCGCGCCGGTACCGGCCGCATCCTTGGCCTCGGTCAGAGTCCACGTGTCTCCGGCCGCAAGGAACCCGAGGAATGTCACCCCACCAGCATCGCGAAGGTTCACGTACACGTCATCAGCGTTCGCCACGATATTGAATTCGCGTCCGAGTGCTTCCATTTTCTTACCTTCCCTACGTGGCCCTTACGTTTCCCCGGGGTGCCAGTGCCGGGGCCGTAGTGCGACCAGGGCGGGCGTGATAGGCACACCCGCCCTGGAGCCTGTCACGCCCGGACTGCCAACTGCACGAACGGGCTCATGGTCGGTCCACCGTTCTGCGGGGTAATCGCAGACTGGAGCCACGGGCGACCGTCGTTCCGCTGGATGATGCGGAAGTCAGTGGTGTCGTTGCGGAAACCGACGTGGTCTGACGTCTCCAGGCTCATCGACTGGCGGTCGCCGATCAGGTAGTACCCGAAGTCAACGAACGAGATGTCACCCTGCGCGCCGAGCACGCCGGGCGCCTTCTCCGTCATCACTACCGGCGCACCCAGTAGCGTCAACTGTGGCCCACCATGCGCGTCGGTCAACCAGACAGCGGACCCACCAACGCCTACGTTAAGGGCCATGGTCGCGAGTTGCACGAAAGCGTCCGGGGTGACCACCCACTCGGCGCGAGCGAGCGACGACGGGAGCATCCGGGCGTACATCTTCAGGATGTTCTCCCACAGCAGAGTCGCGGCTACCTGGCCAGTCTCCTTAGCGACAACGATGGTTGCCGGGTTCGTGGTGGTGAGCGCACCCAGCGGCTCGCCCACGCCCGTGCCCTTGAGGAAGTCGACGTCTTCAGCGAACGCGATCGCTTCGGGGAACATGTCCTGGATGTACATCCCGAAGCCGCCACCGATGTCGTTCACCAGTTCGTTAGTGACGGTAGCCAACGCGGTCTGCTTCGTCGCCTCCAACTTGATGGACCCGAACGAACCCTGAGACGCAACCAGCGCAGCGGCCTCTTCCGTCCGGTACACCACAATGCCACCGAATACAGAACCAGCGTTGGTGGTCGAGTCGACGGCCGGGAAGCGAAGCGTAGAACTGCCCATAGGAATCACACGGGCACGCGGGCGGACCACAGCGGACTCAAGGGACAGCCGGAGCAGTTCGGCCCGGAACTCCTCCGGAACGAGGAACCCGCCGTCACCAGGGACCTTCTCCTGATACGTGGCGAGCGCGCGCCATGCCGTAGCGTTCTCCGGTGACATCTCCCGGCCTCGAAGCGTCCGGTTAGCACAGTCCAGGAACGTCGGCAGGTCGGCGAACACCCCATTCAGGGGAGCGCCTATCGCTCGCTTGTTCTCCAGAGTTGCGTACCTGGCAGGACCGGACGTGTCGACGGGGTTCAGGTTGAGGCGCTTGGCGTCGGACCGGTTGGTCTTGAGCATGTCAGCCAGGACGACCTCGGTCTGCTCCCGGATCTGCTCACCGATGGTCTCGTCCTTGGCTTTGACGGCGCCGACGTAGTTCTTGATGAACTGGCCGAACTCGCCTGACTTGTGCAGAGCCGCCAGCCGAGTGGAGTCGTTCAGGATCTCCTCGAACTCGGCCGGACTCTGGGCGGTGATGGTCACGTGAATGCCCCCTTCAGGGCTAGTGCGATCGAGTCGAAGTCCAGGTCGGACTCCTGGTTGACCGGCTGGGCTGGCCCGTCCGGGGTCCTGAAGACCGATGTTGCGACGGACGCCATCTTAGCGTCTGCACCATCGATCGCGTCGGCGAGGCCAGCAGCAACAGCCTCGTTGGCCGAGTACCACTTCTCGGCGCGCATCGTGCCTCGCCAGTCGGTGGCCTTGCCGCCCGCACGCTGGGCGTAGATATCCGCGATGTTGTCGGACTCCTCGTCCAGCCACTCGGCGGTCTCACGGAGATCCTGCGCGTTGCCGTAGATCATCGTGCTGGCATCGTGGATCATCATCCGGGCGTTGCGTCCCATGATGACTTCGTCGCCAGCCATAGCGATGAACGACGCGGCTGACGCGGCCAGTCCATCGACATGCACCGTCACCTTCGCCGGGCTCGCCTTCAGGGTCTGGTAGATAGCCAGACCGTCATACACATCGCCGCCGGGGGAATTGATGTGGACGTGCACGGCCTTGCTGCCGGGGTCGAGCGCGGAGAACTCCCGGACGAAGTCGGAAGCATTGACACCCCACGGGCCGATCTCGTCGTAGATGTTGACGCGCAACCCGCCATCCTCATTGACGATGGCGATCTTCGGCCGCGTCGGCACCGTTTCCTCCAGCGCCTTCCGCGCCTTCAGGTAATTGCGTGGCATTCCCATGTCGCTCCTCCTTCCTTCGGTCGATCTCTGCCTTGATGGCCTTACGCTTCTTCGGGCTCAGGTACTTCAGGCGGTTCAGGGGGTTGGACAATCGGGGCCACCTCCTTCTCCACGTAAGTGAGGTCGGGCAGCCCGTAGAGTTCGAGGACTTCGCTGGGATCGAACCCAACCTGAATCATCTTGACCACAGCGTCAGATTTCGATGTCCGCTCGGAAGCCTCACGGTCCAGGTCCTCAGGGACAGGCGAGTCGTAGTCGAACTCCACACCTTCGCCGAGCGGCCCGAACAGCGGCAGGAATGAGTTGTTCAGCGCTCCCTTGATGCGATCCAGCCGTGAAATCAGCAGGCGCTTCGAGTAGATGTACTCGGCGGTCTCAGCGGTGGCCCGGTTGACCGCTTCGGTCTGACCGAGCATGGTCTTACCGATCCCCCACGCCTCCATCATCAGTTCGCGGGATACGTTGCGCAGTTCAGCGAACTGCATGTCCTTCTGCGAGAAGTTGACGTCGACCCACTTCATCCCGCCCTCTAGCATGGCAACCTTGTGGGCGTTGGCTACGCCTTGATGCGATTCACGCCAGCGCGAATTGAACTCGGTGAACTCGTCATCGGTGAGGTTGTTCTCGACCTCGATAACACCGCCAGGCTGTGCGCCGTTGATGAAGAAGTTGCGGTTCCATTCAGCCGAATAGCGCACGGCGTCGACCTCGGTAAGGATCGACTGGACAGCGCCCAGGCCGCGATAAATGTTCGTTGGGTTCGGCGACTTCAACTGGATGACCTCGTCAGTGTTGAGCGGAACGCGCTCGCCATCGGGGCCACGGTAAATCCACCCGGCCAGGAAATCGGTGGCCGAGGGGACTTCCTGCATCTTGTCCGGGCGGACTGGCCACAATTCCACGGGGAAATTGAAGGTGCCGTCCTGCGCCGGGAACCAGTACTGCTCGCCGACTAACTCCTGATGCTGAGACGTGATCTCAAGGAACTGCTGACGTGACATGAACTTGTTGGGGTGATTCCACACCTGCAATGCGGGGTGCTTCGTGATCTCCGTACGAGGACGCGGGGTTGTCGCAGTGGTGCGCCGGGCGTCCGCGCTGGCCCGGTAGAGGCGCCATTCGACGCCAGCGATGTCCTGGCTGATCCTCGACGTGATCGCGAACAGCGTCCCCACGGAGCCCATCGCGTTTAGGGCATGAGCCTGGCTCCTGTTGGGTGATCCGCCGAATCCAAAACCAACAGCCCTGCGCGACACGTAGGGAACTGGCGTCTTGTTCCTCGTTAGGAGCCTCACTGATTCACCTCAACCATATAGCCGATGGCCATCAGGCTAGCGCCCAATGCTATGAGACCGATGATGGTTGCGGCCAGAAACCCCGCGACAACGAACGCGGCCAGTCCGAGCGTATAGAAAATGGCCGGGCCGACCGGCTTCAGACTGGCGAGGACGTTCTTCACCCTACGTACCTCACTGTCGGTCGCCCACGGAGATCCTTCTGCACGACAAGATACCTCATCGCGTCGCAACCGTGATCGTCCCGCTTCAACGGTGTCTCCTTGACGACCTTGCCGGTCCCGCGATCCCAGATGTAGCCGGGCACCTCCTCCAGCGTCGAGGCCGGTTTCTTCGCATCAACGAGGAGAGCATCGCGATCGACGACGGCGTCCCTCATCAGGGCCAGGCCGTGTGTCCCATCCTTCCGCAGGGCGAAGCGGCGCTGCACGGCCTGGATGCCGAGGTCGACGTCCTTCTTCGCGGCCACCGTGGACAGCCCTGTGGTCCGCGAGAACATCACCCGATCGCCAGCATCGTGGTCGCAAACGACAACGCTCGGCTTCGGCTCGATCCAGGCGCCGCCGGGCGCGACGATCTCCATGATCCGCTTTGCATGGAGGTCCACAGTGCGCTGCGTCTGATAGATCTCGCGATACAGGATCAACCTCCCATCGGGATCTTCAGCCCAGCACTGGAGGACGAATGGATTCGTGAAGCCGAAGTCGATCGACCAGAAACGTGGCCACGCAGCAGGAACCGGCGCGTTATCAACGACATGAATCTCCGGCCTGAATGCCTCGTAGACGACGCCCTCGGCAGCGGACCAGAGCCCATCACGCAGGCGATGCCGACGCACGCCAGTCAGCGCATCCAGGTTGGCCATGTACGCGCCGCCCTGCTCGGTCATAGTGCCGTCATCGTTGTACAGGCGTGGGTTCTCAGCGTGCGCAGAGTTCAGCATCGCCACCTGGCCGCGGTCGGCCCGAGCCTTCAGCCAATGCGTTGGAGTCGAGGGGTTGCAGTCGGCCAGCAACTGCTGAAACGAGACGACACCGTTGCGCAGCCGGGTCAACAGGGCTTCCCAGTCCTCCTCGAACAACTCGGTGGCCTCCTGCACGTAGATCAGGTCGTACTCGGCGGACATCACGCGGGTTGCCCTGTCCATACCCCCGACAACAATGGTGCTTCCGTTGCTATACCGGTACTGCGCTGACTCCTGTGCGCTGCCCCCATAGAACACGACATGGCCGACCGCGAGGGATTCCTTCGCGACATGCTCCTTGTACGTCACCAGGGCCGTCGATGCGAGTGAGGTCAACGTCTTCCGCACAATGAGCGCGCGCATCCCAGGGTTCAGGAGGCACATCGTGTGCATCTTCTCCAGGCAGGCCCGCGACTTCCCGGTCCCGGCCGGGCCAGCGATGACCAACTCGGGCACACGCGATTCCATCGCCTGCCGAGCGGTTCCGCGTGGCCGGTACGTTCTCGTCAGCGTGGTCATGCGTATACCAGCGCCCACATCACCAGCATGAACGACGGATGCCTCCATG